GTTAGATTTATTTGTAACATATTTGTAACTCAACTTTTACCGATGTTACGGAAATGTTACAAATTTAACTTTTTTTTAAGTTTGCGAATTAAAGGAGTTCTAGCTTTGAGTTCCGTTCCATTATATAAGGTGACTCCATTAAATATACTATGTGGTATAATTTGAAATAAACCATTATCATCTTGATAGTTTACTAATGCAAATCCTTGTTGCCAATCGTTTCTTGGGCTAAAAGCAGGAACAATGTTGGATTCAATGCGCGCAACAGTTCCTGGGGAATATGCTACATACGTTCTAATACCCTTTCGAGGGTGTACAGTTTTTTGTGCCATTTCATGTCGGTGTATATGTCCAACTATTTCAGAATTTCTTGCTTGAGCTAGAATTGCTTTCACAGTATCAGCATTTCCTTTTCTAGCTAAAGTGCCATGAGAAACGCGCAAGTTATCGTTTAACCAATACTCGCCAGCAGGATACGGAGCTTTATATTCTACGCCTAAATCATCAAGAGCTAGCAAAGTTGGAATTGTCATCTGAGTTTTTTTTGGTTCATTAGCTGGTTTAAGGTTATATGCTGCGATTATATTTTTTGATATAGCTTTACTCATTCTTAATTCATGGTTACCTTCTAAATAAATCATAGTATTGCAATGTTGCCTAAATTCTTTAGTCCACCAATGCAATTCGTTAATTGCTGGTTGCGTAGTAAAAAAGAACTCAGGAGAAACTAAAAACTTATCTGACCATTCAGGTAAGTCCATCATGTCACCCAGATATATTATAGTATCTGGTTTTTCTAGCTCAGCAACTTGTAAAACACAATCAAGAGCCTGTCTATCGTGAAATGGGTCTAGCACTCCAGTTTCAACATCTCTTCTAAAACCAAACTGTGCATCGGGAATAATAAGAGCTTTCTTAAATTTTTTAGATTTTTTGATGTTTATTTTTGGTTTTTTAAAGCTAATAGGAGCAATAGGAGTAATATGTGGAAACTCAACTTCAACTGGTTTTATCCTAACTAACCACGCTTTAACCTGAAACAAGGGTCTATGTATAATTGCCTCCGATGTTTTCATGGCTGTTTCCCACTTATTTACTACATATCTATCTACTTTCCATATTTCAGTATCAACATTGCAGGCATCTAATAGCTCGTCTAATGTTTGAGGGTTTTTTTCACCTCTGTAATCTAAAATAGCATAATTACCTACAACTTCAAAATTCTTGCCTTGTTTTTTATAATCTTCAATGTCTTCATGGAAACTATCTATATTTGCGTTTAAGTCTTCGTTATGCTCTATTAAAGTATCAGATAAATTTTTATTTGGATTAATGCCTAGTTTACCCTTTCTTTTTAACCCTCTTATTTTTTCAGCGTTAAAAGTTTCATTTGGGTATTCAAGGTTAAGAACAGAAGCAACTCTACTGTAAGTGTATCCTTTTAAAAGAAGTTTAGTTGCTCTATCTTTTTTTTCTTTGGTCCAAAAGACAGATTTGCTTTTCATTAATTAACTGTATTTAACAACAATTTTTTCAAAATGCTCTATTGTTCCAGCGCCTTTTGCTGTATTATACCAACTTTTCCAATAGCTAGCTTGTTGTTCTAGCGAAGAAGGCAGCGGTTTAGGGACTCTCCAGTAATGCAATCTACATACAACAATTCCTGCTAAAATATTAGTAGTCATTATCTGTTTCCAGTCTTCTTCTTGGGGGTTAGTAAAATATTTCCAATCTAAATAACATACTTCGGCTACTTTTTTCATAAGAGTTTCTCTATATTGCAAATAATCATTGCATAAAGAAACAGCTACCCAAGGTTCACATTGCCAGAATCCACGAGCTATATCGGAGCCTTTTTGACTTAGATACTGGTATTTAGATTCAACTAATCCAGTTCTATATACTAGCATCATAGCATCATGGCTAGCATATTTTAAACCCATTTTTTCCAATGTGCTTTTAATAAGGTGCATCATTTGTAATGAATCAATCATTATTTACCCAACTTTGCACCGCTAATAATCATTGCAAGTAAGTTTTGAATTAAATCAGCTACGTCACGAAATATTGGAGCTTCTTTCTCATCTTTTACAAACGGTATATTTATAGCCCTGTCCATACCTTCTGCTATCATTATTTCAAACTCATCACTTTTTAGGTACGCTAAAAAAGCTTCTCTTATACCATCTGCTTGTTGTTCTGCTAGCTCCGTTGCTTTTGCAACCATCAACGCTTTTATATCCATTATTTATTCCCTTTTTTTATATTCATTAATAACAAAATAATTGAAAGAATTGCTACTACGATTTGCAAAGACTCATGTATTTGAGTAAGCCCTATTGCGTAGTTACTAAAACTAATTACCGCTACTTTTAAACTATCCATTAATGTTTTCCGTTTATTCTAGATAAAGAACCCTCTACCCTTGATACTTGATTGTCTAAATCATTGATTTCTTTGGTTATTGCATCAAATTTTCTATCTAATTTGTCATCCGATTTATTCCATCTATCAATTAATTTGAGACAAATAGATTCTAAATTTTCTAATGTTTCAGATTGACCTTTATTTTCGACTTCTAACTCTTTTAATGTTTCTTGTTGTTTAGCTGATTTATTAGAAAGAGACACTACTAAGTAAACAAACATAGCACCCACTACGCCAATCATTCCCGCTTCACCATACAATGCTAAAAAATCCATTACTTACCTTTAATGCACTTTAAAAATTTTGTTAAAATTTTATTTCTTATATTATTTCTACCTCTGTTACGAGCTAGCATTAAAACAGATTGTCCTCTTATTAAAGATTCTTGTTGTTCACTCATTTTACTTCAACTTTTTCCCAATCATAATGCAAGTAACACCAATTAGAGTGTTCATAAATTTTTCCATGATACCGATGCTTTATTGAATCAACATCAACTATCTCTATAAATACTGTGTTTGACAAAGTATCCTGAGGCGTCAAAGGTGAATTCCCTACTAACCACCCTCGGCTTTCGCAATTTTGAATACTTACTATACTTAACAGGAATGTCATAACTCGTATTGACAACTTTAAAATCTCCATTTTTTAATTTTTTAATTGTTTTATTCACAGCACCATCCACCATGCAATTCCTGTTTCAACAACAATATCCGCCATAGTGTTATATGCCCAAGCTTTTTTAGTTCCGTAGGTTTCTTCATCACCCTCAACAAACCATTCAAACACTTCCCATAATACTCCTATAATGAAGACACCCATTACACACCAAAAATCTGTCCAATGTAACCATTGAAATATTTTACATAAAAAAGCTCCCGCTGCTAAATGATACGCTGTCCATCCATCTAATTGACCAGTTCTATATTGCCATAATACAAGCGTTGCTAAAGGGTTTTTCATAATTCTTTTATAATATTATTTTCTAGCTTATGTTTTCCAATTATCATTCTACCTGTACCTCCACCATGTTCATCATCACATTTATCAACATAAGCTTGCTCAATAGTATTCCAATTATCACTACGCTGAATAACAGAGCCATTAAAAACAAGAAAATATTTATACCTAGAAGGATAAGTAAGGGTCTCGGTTGTACCATCAGGATAATTTTTTGTGCGAACAGAACCAGGAGTTGTATTTCTATACAACTTTAGGTCATGACCCTTAGAACTTTTCCTTATAAGCATTAGCTAGCTTCAGCCTCAACTTCTTCAGGCTCTAAAGCTTTTTTAAGCTCCATTACACCCTTTTGATGTTTTTCTACAAACACTTTTTCACATTCAACTAATTGTTGTCGCATAAAAGTATTTGTATTTAATTTATTTTGAATATCATTTACATGATTTTGATACATAGCAACTTTTCCTGCTAGCTCTTTTTGTGAATCAGTCATATCTTCGATAACATACTCTTTGCCATCAAGATTCAAGACTGGCTGTTCTTTTTCTTTTTTAGCCATTATTGACTCCTTGTTTAGTTAACAATTACATTCTTTACAATTACAATCTTTACAATCGCACATTTTATTTTCCTTCTAATTCTTCAACCCTTGCAGATAACTCTTGTACAGCTTTTACAAGCATAGGAACTAAAGCTCCATCAGACACAGCCTGTGTTCCATCTTCCCATTCTTGCCACATTCCAAATCCTTCTTTTAGGTCACTATGTTTATCAATAGTAGATTTGACTTCTTGAGCAATAAAACCATGCATTGTTTTACCATAGCTTCCTTCTGCACCTAAAACTGGTTCTTCTGAGTCTTGATACTGACTCATGCTGTTATCAACGTCTTTTGCCTTTTTCCAATTAAACGTTACTGGTCTTAGTTCGTTTATAAATGATAATCCAGCAGTAGAGGTCTGAATATTCTCTTTTAATCTTTCATCGGACGATGCTGCCCAACTTGTATCACTACCATCTAAAGAAATAGATACTTTGTTACTAGATAAGCCTAAAGTCTTCCTCTTCCCTTT